CGCGAAAGTTTTAATTTATTTTCTAAGGAAAAATCGTGGCTAACAGTATTCTTACCATTGACATGATTACTCGGAAGGCTCTTGAGATTCTTGAGAACAACCTGGTAATTACCCGCAACGTGAACCGACAGTACGATGACAGCTTTGCTGTTAGCGGTGCAAAAATCGGCTCTACCCTGCGTATCCGCCTGCCTGATCGCGCTCTGGTGACTGACGGTGCAGCCCTGCAAGTGCAGGACGATGCCGAGCAAAGCACCACGCTGACCGTGGCAAGTCAGAAACACATCGGTGTGAACTTCACCACCGCTGAGTTGACTTTGCAGTTGGATGACTTTGCAGAACGGGTTCTCAAGCCCCGTATCTCGCAGTTGGCATCCAGCATTGACGCTGACGTTGCTAATGCCTACAAAGCCATTTTCAACACCGTTGGCACTCCTGGCGTGTCCCCAGCTACCGCTTTGGTTCTGTTGCAAGCGCAGCAAAAACTCAACGAATCGGCTGCTGGTATGGCTCCTCGCTACGCTACCGTCAACCCTGCTGCTAACGCTGGCTTGGTCAACGGCTTGTCTGGCTTTTTCAATCCTACCGACACCATCAGCAAGCAGTTTAAGAACGGCATGATGGGTACTGGCGTGTTGGGCTTTGACGAAATCAACATGAGCCAGTCCATCAAGGTTCACACCACTGGCTCCCGTGCCGGTACGATTTTGGTTAACGGTGCTGTCAGCACCCAAGGCCAATCGACCATCAGCATTGACGGCCTTACGGGTGCGACTGACACGGTGACTGTTGGTGATGTGTTTACGATTGCAAACGTGTTTGCAGTTAACCCACAGACCCGTGAGTCAACTGGTTCGCTACAGCAATTTGTTGTGACCGCCGCACAAACTGGCGTTAGCAATGCTTTGGCAAACATGGCAATCAGCCCACCGATCTACACCAGCACAAGCGCCTTGGCTACCGTTAACAGCTTCCCCGCTGACAACGCTGCCGTGACCTTTGTTGGTACAGCATCTACTGCCTATCCGCAAAACATGATCTACCACAAGGACGCCATCACGTTTGCTACTGCTGACCTCGTTATGCCCCAGGGCGTTGACATGGCTGCTCGCGCAAACCACAACGGCATCAGTATGCGTGTGGTTCGTGCTTACGACATCAACAACGACCGTATGCCTTGCCGTATTGACGTACTGTACGGTTTCAGCACTATTCGTCCCCAGATGGCTTGCCGTCTGTGGGGTTGATCTAACTCATTTGAAAGGAAATTATCATGGCTCTCCCTAATGGTGCAGGCGGTCAACAACTTGGTGACGGCAACCTACTTGAAGCAGTAATGGGGGTTCAAACCATCCCAGCTACTTTGACCGGCGACACAACTTTGACTGCGGATCAAGTGGCAGTTGGTTTGGTTGTTTGCAAGAAAGCCTCGGATGCTACGTTGACTGTGACACTGCCTACCGCAGCGTTGCTTGACGCAGCTATCACAAGCGCAAAAGTTGGTTCGTCTTTTGATCTAACTATTTGCAACGACAACAACAGCGGTAGTTCGTCTACTGTGCCGGTTACAACTGGTACAGGCATCACAATTTTTGGTAGCGTGACTGTGGGCCGTCATGGCGCGCACACTTACCGTTTTGTGAAAACTGGCGATGCTGCCTATTCGGCATTTTTGATGTAAACCTATGGCAGTCATCTACCTACGTCACCCCGTGCATGGGACGAAAGTTGCGTGTATGGAAGCAGAGGCCGTTTATGACGAAAAGAACGGCTGGGTGAGGTTTGATGTAGATGCAGAGCCTGTCACGGTGAACGAAATGAAACGTCCCCGTGGCAGGCCACCCCGAGTTGAGGTTGTTGACGTAGGAGCATAGGTATGACCACATCTGCTGGCGACCAGATAAACGGGGCGTTGCGCCTGATTGGGATGTTGGCAGAGGCTGAAACGCCTTCAGCCGCTACGTCTGCTGACGCACTGTCAGCGATGAATCAGATGATTGACTCATGGAACACTGAGCGTTTGTCGGTGTTCACAACGCAAGACCAAGTGTTTACTTGGCCTGTAAATCAAGCTACACGCACGTTAGGCCCAACAGGTAACTTTGTGGGCAACCGGCCTGTTTTGGTTGACGATGCCACCTACTTCAAAGATACCTCAAACGGTACTTCGTATGGCATCAAGATAATTAACGAGCAGCAGTACAACGGCATTGCTGTCAAGAACACGACCAGCACCTACCCGCAAGTGCTGTATGTCAACATGGGCTACCCCGACATTACGATGACGGTGTACCCTGTACCTACTGCGCCACTGGAGTGGCACATCGTATCGGTAGAGGAATTGACGCAACCGGCAGTGCTGGCAACTACGCTGTCGTTCCCACCAGGCTACCTACGAGCCTTCAGGTTCAACCTAGCCTGTGAGATTGCCGCTGAGTTTGGCGTCGAGCCAAGCCCACAAGTCTCGCGCATTGCCATGACCTCCAAGCGCAACATCAAGCGCATCAACAACCCTGACGATGTAATGGCGATGCCCTACGGCATAGTCGCTAATCGTCAACGCTACAACATCTACGCTGGCAATATGTAGTCACTTGTTATCATAAACACTATGTTTTCCAGCAATAAATCCTTTGGTTCCTTTTACCGCACGCAACAGTCCTTTGGCTTTGTAGGCGTCAATTGCGTGTTGAATATTTTGTTGATGGGTAAGAAGTTCCAAATTGTCAAGGCAGTTATTGACACGGTTAAGGTCTTTATGATTGATTTCCAATCTACCTTCAATAGGCCCAACAAAAGCTTCCCACAAAGCCCTGTGAACTCCAACTTTGGTATATTTTCCATTTTTACACGCAGCAAAACGCAAATAGTGGTCAGAGCCAACAGATGTTTTGACTTTTCTGTACGCAGCGTCGCCCTTCCAAGTTTTTCCATTTTTAATCATGCTGGCGGTAGCATTGCTAGTGCCAAGAAATTCTGCAACTTCTCGAAGCAACGCACCGTTTTCAAACATTTGTTTTGCAGCGGGAATTTTTGTGGCGTCAAGTTTTTTAGCCCTACCGACACGCCGCACGTTGGCAAGATTGCTGATTTCGTAAAAATTTTCGTACCCAAAAATAGGTTTCCATATTTCCATAGTCTATCTCCATTTAAGTTAAATGGAAGTATAGCATAACTGCTAGGATAATTTTATGACTACCGTTGCCATCTCCGGTCTGCCCGTTGCTACCGTCATCAACGCTGCCGACATTGTTCCGTTTGTCCAATCTGGCACAACCAAGAGCATCAGCAAGACCCTGTTGTTCACCAGCCCCACATTGGTGACGCCTGCGTTGGGTACGGTTGCCAGTGGCGTCATTTCAGCCTGCACATCGACCAGCATGGTCATGGTGACACCAGTAATTGGTGCAGCCACCGGAACGAGTTTGGCAGCAACGGGCGCAATTACATCCTCTGGCACGGCAGGCGTTGGCTACGCAACAGGCGCAGGCGGTACTGTTACCCAAGCAACCAGCCGCACCACAGGTGTGACATTGAACAAAACATCTGGCGCAATCACCATGTTCAGCGCAGCAGGCACAACGACTGCGGCAACTTTTACCGTGACCAATAGCACCGTGGAGGCAACCGATGTGATTATCTTGAACCAAAAGTCAGGTACTGATCTGTACGACCTAATGGTTACGGCAGTGGCAGCAGGGAGTTTTAACCTGACATTCCGCACTACTGGCGGCACAACCACTGAAACGCCGGTCTTCAACTTTGCCGTTATCAAGGCTGTAGCTGCGTAATGAAAACGCCTATATTGGGCAGCGCCTATGTTGCCCGTAGCGTTAACGCTGCGGATAATCGATGCGTCAACTTGTTCCCAGAAGTCGTCCCAGACGGAGGGGAGACAGGCGGGTTTCTGAACCGAGCGCCTGGGCTTGACTTGCTGGTGACGGTTGGGACAGGGCCAATACGGGGCTTGTGGACGTTTAACGGCGTTGCCTATGTGGTTAGTGGCACGGAACTCTACAGCCTCACCACGGGCTATGTAGCCACCTTGCGTGGCACGGTAGCAGGCACTGGCCCCGTCAGCATGAGCGACAACGGCACTCAGTTGTTCATTGCGGCCAATGGGCCGGGTTACATCTACAACAGCAGCACGGCAGTCTTTGCCCAGATCACTGACGTTGACTTTGCTGGCGCGTTGGTAGTTGGCTACTTGGACGGCTACTTTGTCTTTATCCAGCCTGACAGTCAAATATTCTGGGTAACGCAACTGCTAGATGGATCTTCCGTTGACCCGCTTGATTTTGCCAGTGCCGAGGGTTCGCCTGACGGTTTGGTCAGTATGATCATTGACCACGGGCAGATTTGGCTGTTTGGCACTAACTCAGTCGAGGTCTGGTACGACTCTGGCGCTGCCGACTTCCCCATGACCCGCATTCAAGGCGCGTTCAATGAGATTGGTTGCGCTGCAACCTTTTCTGTTGCCAAGCTGGACAACGGCATCTTCTGGCTAGGCGCGGATGCGCGAGGCCAAGGCATCGTCTACCGGGCCAACGGCTACACCGGCACTCGGGTTAGCACCCACGCCATTGAGTTTGCCATTGCCCAGTACGGCGACATTTCTGACGCCATTGCCTACACCTACCAGCAAGAAGGCCATGCTTTTTATGTGCTGACATTCCCCACTGGCAATGCTACTTGGGTCTACGATGTGTCTACGCAGGCGTGGCACGAACGGGCTGGGTTTGACAACGGCCTGTTTATGCGCCACAGGTCAAACTGCCAGATAGCGTTCAACAGTGAGATTTTGGTTGGTGATTACGTTAACGGCAACATCTATGCCTTTGACTTGGATGTGTACGCTGACAACGGCGGCATCCAAAAGTGGCTACGCTCATGGAGGGCGTTGCCGTCAGGCCAGAACAATCTCAAACGCACGGCCCACCACACCTTGCAACTTGACGCTGAAACAGGCGTAGGGCTGGGCGTTACACCAGAGCAAACTGCTGACGGCATTCTTACTGAGTCGGCAAACGTCCCACCAGCAGGGCCAAGCTACCAACTGATTGCTGAGTTTGATTGGGAATATCTGGCAACCGAGTCG